AAATTGGTAATTACTTGATCCATCAATTCCATTGCTTTTTCCTCACCACAATATTTAGACAATTGTCCTCCAATTGCTGTGTGATAAGTTAATTTACCATCAGACCAACCTCCAGCACCAAGAAAACCTGTCATTACTTCTTCAGGTTTACGTTGGTATGGATCTTTACCCATATCAATTACTGTGATTAGTTCTCCAGGATAACCGTTATCCACTAACTTTGTTGCCGCATTCACACCTGCTACTCCGGCTCCTACTATTACTATTCTCTTGTCCATATTCTATTTTATATTTTAAATATACAAAAAAAAGTGACCCAATCCAAAGATTGGGCCACAGCTCCTAAAATTTTTTAAATCGACAGGCTATGAATCTGTCTATATGTTATGCTATTTTTTTAACACTCATTACTCTATCTCCACGTCCAAAAAGATGGTTATCAATTTTTGCTTGCCATATTTTTGTTGAGCCCTCAGCATTATCTATATCTTCTTGAGTGATGGTTACTATTTCATCATCACCACCTGAACCACCATCAATAGTATATTCTACTTTATATTTCCCGGGTTCAGTAGGGAATTGGTCTTTAAGTTCTTCACTTAAAGCACGTTTAAGTTCTTCTTTTACCAATTGTTTTAAGCCGTCTAGCTTCATGATTTATGTATTTTTAATTTCAAAGTACCAGTTCCTTTAATGACTCTATGCCATTCGTGTCTTGGTATAAATATACGTTCTTTTAGTGAGGTAGGCAACTGATCTTCTAACTGGAGTTTCCAGTCTGTGTCTTCTAAGATTTCAACTGTTCTATCTTCGTCATCACGATGCCATAATAGCTCAATTGGGTCTATATTTTCGCTAAATTCACGAATAATATATTTGTCAGTAACTTCTATGTCTGTATAGGGTCTCATTCACCCTTACGTTCTTGCCACTCATAAGATACACTATCTTTTTCAATAGGACCACCTTTAGCCCATGTTCTACAAGTACGAGCTGAGTGGCATTTGAAACTATGCATCCAACAATATCCTAATCTATCATCATCATCTGATAATGGGCCAGGCATACAATCTTCCATTCTTGGAGAAATATCAAATGCAGCACAATTAGCACATAAAGATTGTTTAGCAGCTTCAACTGTTGTATCCCAATGTTCTGCTAATTCATCCCAGTAATCTCCAGGTTCATCAACATTTAAAGGACCATATTTAATATAATCTGCTTTGATAGCTGAGTCTCTATTTCTAGTATTGAGTTCTAGATCTTGGGTAGGTAAAGGGCAAGCCATAGCAGCTTCATATAATTTTCCTTCAGCTAAATATTGTTTTAAGTCAAAAGTGTCCATATTATTTTGTTTTACCCCATTTAGTACCTTTACCAGGTGTTTTACATTGAGATGCTGTAGGACGACATGATGGATATTTGGAGCGTTTTTCTCCTTCTTCTCTACCACATGCTTTATATCCTGTTATTTTACCATCTTTTCTGATTGGTGCATTGCAATCAACCCATCCACCTTTTTTACCAGGTGTTCCTTTACGTTTAAACCAAGTGCGGAGGGTTTCTTTGACCTTTTCTTGGATAACTTCTTCTTTTAAGCCTTTCCAAATCATTCCTTTGCGGCATTTCACAACAGCGCCAGATTTGTAAGCAGATGGTTTGTCGTATTTGCGGTCTGCAATACGAAGACATCTGTCACGTTTTTTCTTTTCTTCAGAAATAACTTCGTTAATAAGTTTATCCAATCTATCCATCACCAGAATCCTGAAAAAGATGATTTTAATCCAAGTAATTTAGCATATCTTGGTAAGCGACATGACCAATAAGATGGTTTTGTTCTATCTTTTTTATTTTTACAATCATGACGTGCAGCAAATGCTCTACGTGCTTTTGGATCGTTTATTTTAGCAGACATACCTGCTTGTCCAAAAGATACTTTTTTAACTTTTCCTTTATCTCTTACGTAAACGTAGAATTTTTTAGATCCACCACGTTTTGGTTTTCCAATTGGTGGTGTTTTCTTTTTATCAGCTTCTTCAAGCTCTTCTTCCTCCAACATAGGTAGGTCTAAAGGTACTTTAACACCTTCATACATTCCATAGTTACCTAAATCAGTTTCCGCTAAAATTTCTTTATCATCGTCATTAACATGAATTACTTCACGTAAATATAATGAACGAGCTTCTGCCCATAAATTAAGGAACGATTTGGAACCATATCGGAACGTGTTTTCGGTAAGTGGGAGTTTATTTTCCACGTGATAACGCAGATTTTCCGATAATATTTCTCTTGGAGCTACACTTTCATTTAAGATAACACCAGCGTTACCTACGTTTTCACAAGTGTTACAACCACAGCTACATTTTTCTTCTGTAACGTGATGATATACTTCTTGAATGAGTTTTTTAAGGCGAGTCTTGTTCATACTAATAAATATTAATTGAAAGAATCGTACTTTAATCTTACGACATTACCTTTTAAATCATCACTATCTTTTCTAAATAATGATTTTTTTGTTTGGAGTAGTGCTCTTAAACCTCTTGTTTTTCTTCTACTTTTATCGTGTCTAATATTTAAAATAGGTTGAGCGTTATCGGCAATAACATCTTCCATAGTAACATAAAGTTTACTACAAGTTATAGTCAATGTATCTCCTTCTACTTTAAAATCACCAGGTCTCCAAGTACGAACAGCAACAGGAACATTATCGTTTCCAAAAATAACTTGCTGTACATCTTGTTCTGGTAGGTCATCTACAATAACTCCTGAAATGGGTTTATCTTCTTTTTTATTGTACATTTTGATAATAACCTTATCTTCATTTCCTCTTGCATCAACATAAGGAACATAAGATACAGCATCACCTAATTTACCTGTAACAATAGCATCTGCTAGATTTGCTACTTCATTTTTGAATCGTACATCAGCAGATTCCCAATATATTGCATTATCTTTTTTCAAAGATAAACCTCCTATTTTTTTCTCACCATCATAGAAATCAACATCTGATTTTGAATAGTCTGAGGTTTCTAGTCCAGTACCAACTGCTTTTGAAATGTTTGGGTATTTGACTGATTTTTTACCATCAGTTATGATAACATTTTTAGGACCACCTTCTAAAGCAGTATTAACATTGTTAATGAATATATCTTCATTATCTAGACCTGCAGATCCTGTTCCTTGTTTTTCACTCGGTTTAACACCAAATTTAACATCACCATAATAGAATTGTCCTATAGAAGAAAAACTAGATGGGGTTGGATCATATTTAATATCTGTACCTGTTTTAGTTTTAATAGCTTCGATTTTATCAATATATGATAAACGTTCAGAACCAGGAACCAAAACATAAAAGTTATATCCTGAAATTTTAAAGTCTTTATCTTCAAGACCTAATTCACTTTTAAGGATATTCATGATCTCTTCAGCATCTTGACGTTTATCCTCATCTAAAAGATGAAATTCACCCTCAACGATTTCACTAATCATTTGACTAAGAAAGTTAATATCCTGATCATTTTTCATGTCAGGATATCCTTTGGGAAATTTGTAAGATACGCTTCGTATAAATTGTTCTAAAATATCCATTATGCTTCTGCTGGTGTTTCTTCTGGTGTTTCAGCTGGTGGGGTTTCTGCTGGTGCTTCTGCTCCTGGAAGTTCAGCTCCTAAATCAGCGGCTCCACCTTCAGCTCCCATTTCTGCTCCTTCTTCTGCTTTAGCACCATAGCGTAAAATATTTGCTATAGACATAGCAGCTCTTTCTTCTTCAGGTAAATTAAGTAGGTAATATTTTTTACCTTCTACCTGTGCAATCCAACTACGTTTACCATAGATCAAATAAAACAATTGTCCGTTTTGTAGATTGATTCTAAATGTAGAAGGACGTGGTGCAACCCAATCAATTGATGCTACAAAGCTATCATATTCTGGGGTTAATAGGTCAACGATAACTTTTTTAAGCTCAGGGAATTTGGTCAATTCATCATATTGAACTGCCTCTTCAGGTGTTACTGTCATGTTTGAGTACACCTGCTTGGTTAAAGCCTTGAGTCTATTTACAAGTTCTTCGCGTGTCATTATTTATTTTTAAGTTTAGCTAAAATAGCTTCTTTAATTTTGTCTTTAGCAGACAAATAAGCGGCTACAGCCATTTTATTTTTTTTTGCTTTTGATTTACCTTTGAATTGTGGTGCTTTAGATTTTCTAAAATCATCAACATATGCACCTGCACCCATAGAAGGTTTTAATTTTTCGTCAATTGCTCCCTCTTCAGAAGCAACACCTACCATAGCATCAATTTGAGGTTCTTGTAATTCAAATTCAAGGTAGTGTTTTGCTGAAGAGATCATGTTTTTAGCAGTGGTAATTTTTGACTGCCACCATCCAGGAAAATCAACTTCTTGAGGACCTTCAAATTGATCAACCATTTTATACAATTCCATAGCGTATTTGCCTATTTGGGCAAGTTCTGCTTTGATCATATGTGGTTCATCATCTGTATGGCCTAGGTCAAGATCTTCTTCTAATTCTTCTCTATAACCTCTAATGTCACCTTCATAGTCACCACCTGCAGTGTCTACAACATCAGCTTGAATGTTATTTATCCATTCACTCCAATTTTTACCATCGTTTCTAACAAGGTCCATAATTAATGCTAAAGCATCTTCTGGTTGGTTTTGGATCATAAGTTCAAAGTAGTCTTCGATTTCGTCAGTTACTCCTTCTTTCAGATCAACTCCACGAGCTTTTAAAATGTCGGCTTTAGTTACTTTGCCGTCTCCGGTCAAATCAGGAAATGATTTTTTCTTTTCTGTTAAAGCATCAATAACCATTTCTCTCAATCTGTTATTTTCCATTGTTTCTTCGGGTTGTGGTTCTTCAATGTTATTAGCTGCTTGTTTTTTTACTTGATTTACAGCAGTACCATAAGCTACATTTTCGGCATTTTTACCATACTTACTAACTAATCTATCACGACGTTTTGGATCATTTACGATTGCCAAAAAATTGTCATAGATTTTTTTAGATTCGTCTGGTGAAAATGCCTCATGTAGTTTCATTTCTTAAGCTTTGTCTTCTGCAGTTGATGTCTTTTTGAAATCTGCTGCAAGTTTTTTAATGCTATTAGCTGCACTACGTGCACGTCCGCGAGCTGCTTTTGATGTTTTAGCATGCTCAGCTTCCATAATAGCAACTTGTTCTTTGATTGCGTCTAAAAGTTGTGTTGTGTTCATAGATTTTATTAATTATAGATTATTAAATATTAGCCTTCTCCACCCCCAATATATTCGCTAACGAAAAATTTAAGTGTGTTTCCGACTTGTGTTTCAAGTTTTTCATTACCCATTCCTTTTGCAATCTGGAATGCTTTCATTAGATGATCCATAAGATCAGCTTCAGTACCTTTCATATCAGCTGCTAAATCTTCAATACCACCAGTAGGTGCTTCTTCAGCAGGTGCTTCTTCAGCAGGTATTTCTTCTTCAGTGTCAGTTACTTCAACGTCTTCAATGTCTTCTTCTTTATCTTTTTTGGCTTCATCCAAAAATCCACCATCAGCATAGGCATCCATCATGTCTGCTTCTTCTTCTCCAGGATCATTTTCTTCGTAAACTGGGTCATAAAGATCTGCATCTGAATCTTTACCTGGGTTGTCAATATCAAGTTCCAATTCGGCAACAATCATATCTTTGATTTGTTTTTTCATTGCCTCTTTGGTCATTTTTTTCTTTTCGATTTCTTCGCCTTCTTTCTTACCTTTTTCATATTCGTAAGCGGCTTCGCCTTCATTTATAGATTTGATAGAAGGATTTAAGTTCTCAAGGGCTTTACTTTCCTTTAAGAATTTTTTTAAGTCAAAATTATCCATTATTTCTTCTTGTTATTTGTGTATAAATATTCGGAAAGTAGTGTTCCTATCACTCCTGTTTTCTGTCTGATAAAAGACCATTCATCTCTTACTAGGTGATGTGGTTCTTTAAACGATATACCCAATACACCAATTAAATGATCATCTAAACTATATAAACCAAGCATACAAATAGATTTGGTTCCAAATTGTAGAGTTAAATGTTCTAAACCATATGTGTCTGTTGCTGTGCTTACGTCATCAATAGCCAATTCTGTATCTTTATAAATTTTAGCTAGCACTCTAGGAAATAGAGATACTGGGATATTTTGGAATGTGTGTTGGATATTTGGGATATTTGGGGATGTTTTTTCATGAAAAAATGAAAACTTTTGGATTGATTTACCTGTAGGGTAAAAATGGCCTCCGTTATGGAATTGAGCTAGCCAAATACGATCACAATTAAGTTCTTCCATTATAGCATCTAATTGATCTTCTATCAAATTAGAAGTTTCAAGGGCCTCACGTACAGGAGTTTTTTCTTCTTTTTTCTCCATTTTAAGTTTCACCCAATTAACTACAATAGGTCCAACCACAGCTGTGATTAGAGCTACAATAATAGTTGTAAACATAGTAAAAGTTTCCATTATTTTTTTAGTGAATTTAAATATTTAACTACTTCGTCTAAAGAATTTTGAGCACGTTCTTTGTCTATTCCACCAACCCATTTTTGTACTTCACCGTTTTCAGAAACATATCCATCAGCTGTATCAGCTAAAATATTTTCAAACCAATTTTTATATTCTTGTATTTGCTGATCAATTTCAGCATTAAAAGTTTTGTTTGTATAATCTTCCCAAGTACCAGCAATTTTCATCTGGGTTTCTGTTTTGGTTCTACAATCTAAACATTCGTTATATGCTTTGAAATAAAATGGGTCTAACTGTTTATCCATTACTTGTTTGCATTTAGGACAAAACAATGGAACAGCTGCTTTTTTAATTTTATCTAGTTTGGTAATATTTTCTTTGATACCATCTCGGATAGTCCAAGTTTTACCTTTTTCTTCCCAAATATCACCTTCTTTATGATCTTCTCTTATTTCACCACTATAACCAATTCCCATTGTAGTGCGGTCACCGTGTTTACCTTTTACAAGGTTACGTAAACGTTCTACATCACGTTTTTGAAATTCTTTTTTTAGAACATTATCTTTCATTATAACCCTAAATCTTTTAATTGTTTGATTGTATTAGCTGCTGAGGTGTGGTGAATGCCAATACCTCCTTTAGCAATCCAACTTTCAATAGTATCTTCTCTATCGTCTATCAAAATACGATTTTTACCTGAAAATTCTGGTTTAAGTTGGGCTTTTCTAAAGTATACATTTTTTGCCTCAGGTAATTCTTTTTCTACCCATTCACGTTTTGCTACTTTAGAGCCTGGATCTAATGAAGGGGCTGTTAAAACATATGGTTTATAGGGAGAAATATATGACCAAAGTGTTTTACCATCAGGCATCCAAGGCAAATTTACCCAATAATCATATTCTTCTAGACCTTTTTCTTCAAGACTTTTATCTAATAGTCTCCAGAAATCGTTTTTATCTTGAACGTCATGGTGTTTTGTGCTTTTACCAGTTAGTTCTTCATATCCTTTATCAAAGTCAACTAATACACCATCCATATCACAAAAAATGAGATACTTTGGTTTAATTGCTTCGTATAAATCTAATAAATTTGGCATTTTGTAAAGTTAGAATTTTGGCAAATTTAATGCAGGTAGCCTACGTCTCCAAAGATCTATTATCTCTTCTTTTTGCTCAGGTGTAATATCTTGAGCATCTAAATATGTGTTGATAACGTCTCCAAATGGACGTTTTTCTTTTTTAGCGCGAAAATACATTCCTTGTAGATTAGCATCTATTTCCTTTTCAAGTTTGAAATAATCTGCTCTAGGTAACATTTCCATGTCTATCATTTGACGGATAAACATATCATCTTCCATCGTTTTGTCTGGGTTAGAGGTAAATCCTTCACCATGAGTTAAATGTTCAATTTCATGACGGATAACATCTTTTAAATTCATTGAAATTTCTTCCCAAAATTCAGGGAGTTTTTTAGGATCTATTTCAAAACGTACTTGGATATAATCTTCAGTATCATCAGCACCACCATCTACATTTAATTTTCCTAAACCAGGAACAACTGAAATATTAGCGTCTATTGAAATTTCTTCGTCTCCAAATGGGAATGATTGTTCTAAACGAGAGGCTAAAGCACCATTGTTAATATCTTCTCGCCATTGTTTAAAAATAGTAGAGGATATTTGGTTTGATATTTTATCGTAACGGCCTTCATATAATACACCTTCAGTTAGTGTATCTGTCCAGTTACGGAAAGTCATATTTCCTTTTTCGTATGCTTCTCTTTCGATTTCAGGCAAATCACCTTCTTCGTTTGTGTTTTGAGTAGTAATACCTTCTAAACGACCATCACAGTTTTGCATATGATGGATCATTTCATGCGCGTATGAACGCATAACATCTTTTGGATGACGATTCATAGTATAAAGTACTATAACGCGTTCATTCGGATTATAATATGCTGTTTTACCGAAGAAATTTTTAGCATTTTCAGCATCATCGTTTACAAATTTCACTTTAGGTAAAGGACGAATATTCATACCTTTATCTAACATATATTCTGTAAGTGATTTGATCATTGGGGGGTAGCTAAACTCACTAGGTTCAGCATACATTTCTTCAATAGGTGTTTTTTGGAGAATAGACCAAACTTCTTCTTTTTCTTCATCTGAAAGTTCAGTTGGAAGATATGATTGGAATCTTTCTTTTTCTCCACCAATTAAAGCAGCACGTGTGTTTGTACCACTAATACGATTTTCACCTTCCTCTGATTTGATTACAATTGTCTGAAAGTTATCGTATTTTCCTTTTAGACTGTCAAAACGTTTTAAATCACCTAAATCCATTTCACCTCGAATTCCTACTACAGGATAGTAAGTGTTTTGTGGATTATTTTTAATTATAGAGGCAACGTCTGCAACGGGGGATGAATTATCTGAGATTTGAATTTCAACGGTTGAAGGAAGATATTTTTTGTAAACATCCCATATTGCTTTACTTTCCTCTTTAGAAACACCGTCTCGGTTTTTATGACCGATTAAAACGATTACTTTATCAATGTTTGAGTTTTTAGCTACTTCATCAACTAAAGAAAAATGACCCACTGTAGGTGGTTTAAATCCACCAGGAACAAGAGCAATTTTTTGTCCTTCTTGCTCTAAAATGGGTTGTATAAGTGACTTAACGAGTGAATTCATTTACTTTACTTTTTGCTATCTCCATTGAATCAAATTCAGGTTCTTTTTGGAGTAAAGCTTGTATTTGTTGATTAACGGCTTCTTTTTCTGCTTTTGACTTTGCTAATTCCTCAGGAGATTTTTCTTTTCCTTTTGGCATAGGAAACAATTTTTGAATAGCTTCAGAATCAAATGTTTTATTAGCATCTGAAGGGTCATTGTTGATAACAACTATATTATTTCCAAATAATTGTTTGTATGGTTCAATATTATTAACTACACTAGCCCAACTTTTCAATACTGCACTTGTAGGTAAACTTCTACCACGTTGAGCGTTACGAGTTAACGAAGTCATTGGTGAAACATAAATTAGAACCATAAAAACATCGTAACCCATGTTTTCAAGTTCTTCTTTTTTCTTTGACACTACTTTATATGAAGCACCAGTTCCATCAACAATAATATTGTTCAGATTGGTAGTAGCTAACAACTCTTTTTCTTTAGTTGTAGCCCTAGCTTTACCCATCATTTTAGCAGCAATGGAAAGTTCTTCAGGGGACATTGAAGCAAAGTCTGATTTGCCTAGTTCTTTTTGTAAGAGTTCTTCAAAATCATCATCTACATTAATTGTAGTAAAACCTTGAAGACCTAATTGGTTAAGTGTATAGGATTTTCCTGCGCCCGCAGGGCCTGCCATCAAAATGGCTTTAGGTTTGGTTTGAACCTCCTTTAACAATTGAACCAGGCTTATCATACTTATACGTATTACAAATCTCGTTTAGCTGTTGTTCTAAATTCAGTAAATACTGGAGAATGTGTTGGGTTTTCTAGATCAAATAGACGTTTTACTGTTTTAAAGATATCAATGTTTTCTTCAAATGTGCGAGATGATTCAACTATCTCCCAACCTTTACCTTGCATTTTATCTTTTTTAGCTCCTCGTTTAGATGATTTTAACCATAAGATACCGTAACGGTCTATTTTCTTTCCAAAACATTCTTCATAGCACTGGCCATAAACTGCAGTTTGTAACTCATATACTGTTTGGATTTGGTTAGATGTTTTTAAATCCAATAACCATAGTTCACCATTGATTTCAACAATCAAGTCACAAGTACCTGCTACTTTAAGTTCATCTGAAAAGATATGTACTTCAGTTTCAATTAGAGTTGGTTTATGTGTTTCCCAAAATTCAACAAAACGTAAAAACATTTGCCAAACATCAGGATTGTATTGTGGGCGACCACGTTCATCTAGAAAGTTTAATTCCTCACCATTTAAATACGCTTCGGCTAGTTCATGTACTTGAGTACCTTCTTCAGCTGCTTTTTTAACAATATAATCAGCAGAGAAACCTACTTGCTTTAGCCAATTTTCAAAAAACTTTCCTTTTGGATAATAACCCAAAACATACGTTACTGAAGGGTAATACTTTCCATTGCGACGATAGTAGCGAGAATCTGGAAGAGTGATTTGGGTTGCATCATCTGAAATTTCTAGGATGCGATTGTAGGATTGTTTAATGTTCCTTTTCTTCATAGAGTAAATAATTTTTTCTCCATAAGTTTATATTGTGTTAATGGAGAAACGGTTTGTATCAATTTGGTGAAGTTTTCAAATCCCATTTCACTAGGATCCTTACCTTCAAGTTCTACCAAATAGACTTCTTTCCCAATGTCCAAAAGCTGTTCACAAAAACCAAGGGCTTTTGAAATAGCATCGTTATCTAGGGCAATATATATTTTTTGTACTTTAGATTCTACTAGCTTTTTCATCAAACTAGATTGAATATTTTTACCAAGTAATGGAACTACGTTGCGTTTGATCGCCATAGCATCAAATGGTCCCTCACATAATATAATAGGTAAATCCCAATTAATAAACAATTCAAACGGTATAATATCGCGAGACGTTTCAGGGTTGCGGTACTTGGTGTAAGGATCTTTCTCAAATGATCTCGCGGTAAAATAATTTAATTTACCGGTGCTATCATATGATGGTATAACAATCATATTAGCATATTGTCCTGAATCACAATAGCCTATATTATATTTGAGAATATCTTGTTTGGTAATATTTCTTTTTTTGAGATAAGCAAAAGCATGTCTTGCTACAATATCTTTATTGTTGATAAAGGTTTTAAATTCCTTTGGTAACTCAAGTAAAGCATGTTTTATCTCTCCTATATCTTCAGTAGAGACATTTTTTACAAGTTTAGAAAGTTCTTGAAAGTAGGAAGCATCAACTTGTACTTGTTTAAATAAACTTCTTATAGTTTTGCCTTTTTTACCACAAGTCCAACAAGCCCATTTATTGACACCGTCTTTGTTTTCGGTAAAATTAACTTCGAGTTTTGGTTTATGGTGATGGCAAAACGGACAAGTGTATGCTTGATTCCCTCGTGCTGTACGTTTGCCTGTGCCTAAGACACCGTTAACTAGATTAACTAACAGTTCATTTACCATAACCTCAAGATACAATATCTTTTTTAGATATCAAAATCTTTTCGGAAAAATTTGCCTAAAATATTGTCGTTGAAATATAGATCAGGTTCCTCTAAAACTCTATAAACAAATAATGTTTGTGTTTCGTAGTATGTTAAGAGTTTTTTAGTAGGACACATTATTAAAATCTCACGTTTGAAATTTTCTAATGGTTCAGTTTTTTTAAGTTCAAGTAGTGTTTTATTTGAACCCCAGTATTTTTTCCAATCAGATTCTTTAATTACCATCTTGTAGGAAGCTCTACGGCCTGCTACACCTTCATACATTTCAAGTTCTTTTTTGGTTAACTTTACTTTTTTGTTATGGTAAAGTACTTTTTTACCAATATATGATTTACCTGAAGGTATATGGGTAATCTTGTAAATGAATCCAAATGTGTTATTTGGAAATTGAGAAAAGTCCCCAATTTCTTCTTTTTTATATATCCAATTCATGATTTAGAGATCTAGGTTTACTAATATAGAAGTATCAGTAACAGCAGATGTAGGGAGAGGTTGTGCTAATTTAGCTACAGCTAATAAGTTATAACTATTATCATATAAACCTACTGTTGTGACATAAGGTGAAAAATATGAACCAGTTGCAAAATTATATAAAACTCCACTATTTGAACTTCCAGAAACTAAAGTTGGGTTTTGTGAGAAATTAAATTCATTTTCTCTAAGAGTACATTTATATTGTGTTTCTTAAATGTTAAATGAGGAGGAGAATGAGCAAGTTACATTAGAAGATGTAACAAAATTAGTTATTGTTGAAT